CATGTTTTTGACAATATGTTCCACGCATAGGTCTTCCTTTAGTAACATTATCTAAAGGAATGGGAGGTCGCAAATAATCACTGGATTCCCAAATATGGTGCATCCCACAAACAATACATCTGTCTTTCAAATTAAATTTATATCCATATTTAATAAAAAGAAATTTCTTTTTTTCTGGAAGTAATACTTTTTTTATTTCTTTTAATTGTTTTTTTGGCTTTAACGCATCAAATGTATATTCTTCCATACCTCCTGATGCTCTAAACTGTTGTAGTTTAGGTAAAAATAAATTCTTTGTTTGTGGGCTGCTTATTAAATTTGGTTGTTGATACATAGTTATTCCTCAGTAATCTTTTATTAGAGTAGTAATTCCTTTATAAACCATTTCGGGGTCAGATTTTGCAGAAACAATATATTTAAAAGTCGGTATTCCTTTGTCGTTTAATTGGCGCATTCCGTATTTAAATGGTTCATAAATATCATGTTTATCAATCTGTTGTCCTTCTCTCAATGGGTATTTTTCTCCCCATATATCATATTTGTTTGCCCATATACTTACTGCCATTGGATAATCTACTTCTTTCTTCTTTTTTCCATTAGGCCATGTATTTGACATAATTGTATCTACTAAAAATTTCCACGCTAATTGATGGTCTAAGTTTGAAGGAGAGTCTAAATGTCTATGGTCTATCATAAAAATAATATATTTTACCTTTCTATTTTTCATGTCTTTAACCCATTCTTTCCAATATATTGCTTCACCACCGATATCTGAACTTTTTAAGGTATGAGAATCTCCATCAAATTTAATTACTTTTCTCGTTGCTCTTTCCAAACCAACTGTTCTCTTGTTTATTTGTGGTACTTCTCCCCTAGTTCTTAATTGATGACTTAAAGTTGTTTTTCCCACCATAGTTGAACCATAAACACCAAAATTTATAGCATGAACTCTTTTATAAAATGAAACTACTGCTTCTGTGATTAAAATAGCGAATCCTGCCATTACTGACATTTAGTGACCCCCGAACATTGACTTAACTAAAGAAATCAACGAACCCATAATATTAACATCAAAAACACCCATAATGTTTCCTATAAGTAATGCTGACAATGTAGCGCAACTACCCCAAAACCACGCTCTCATTTTCATAAAGAAAATATCTGCGGAATGAGCCCTTGATTGATTATATGCGTAATCCGAGTCGGAAAACCCCATAATATCGCCAAGAACCAATTAAACCACCTACTGTTGGATGGTTGCTAAAAATTCATTAGGTATTTGGCTTTCTTCAAAAGAAGCAGTTGGTTGTTCGGGATAAACTGTATTCCATGCTTCTCTCCTTTGAACACCATATTGTTTCATGCTATCTCTAAGTTTTTGTCTAATCTGTTGTTCTCTTGCTACTCGTTGAAAGTGTGATTCGATTTGTCTATCTAATAGTCTTACTTCTATTCTATCATTTAAAGATAAATCAAATAATGCTTTCATTACCATTATTCCACCAACTGTAATCAATCCAAAAAGGACTGAGTGCGCTAATGCCCCATATGGGAAGGTTAAGCCGTATGCGGAGTAAAAATATACATTCGCTCCACTAACAGTACCAACAAACAAAATAGTCATAACTAATCTAGTATCATTATTTAGTGCTGCCATTAAATCACCTCAAGAAAATTCTATTGAAACTGCTGCTGCACCACTAACTTCTTCAAAGAAAATGCCATTAGTGCATAATACACCATGCATATCAAATTCTTGTGAAGTGTCTGCCACTAGAAGCATTCGTGCTATTTCTTTACCACTAGCAGATGTACTATCATATACTTTAATTACTGCCGGTGCGCCAGCACCACCAACTTCTGCTGCATGAATGCTAATTAATTTTGCTTGGCCTGAAACAACCAATTTATCTGCTGTTAAAACACCACTACTTCGACAACCTGCTACCATAATATCACTTCGCTAATTGGAGGAAACCTGTCCCTCCTATTTAATATGTCCGTTCAATTAGTTCTTTAAAGAAGATTTAGACTTTGTTTGAGTCTTAGATTTCTTATTAGAAGGCTTTGGAAGAATTGTCTTCTTAGGTTTAGGTAATAATTCTTCAAGTAATTCCTTATTTGAAGAAAATTCCTTTCCTGTTTCTGTAGAAAATAATTGCAGAAATCTGTCGTTTAATTGTAATAATTCTTCTTTATCCGCTTCTTCAAAAACAAAAAAGTAATTAGGGTCAGAAAGACGGATAGCCGCCCATTTTACCGGAACGGCTACCCCTTCTTCCCTTGTTATTTCTTGTTTTGGATTGATATAAAGCCGACGAATTGATGAATTATCACTCAATCGAACTGTTACCATTCAATTCACCTCAAAGGTTGCCATAAACACGCATTCGGACTGAACCGCCATCGGCATCATTTGATGCAGTAGCGTTTGTTCCGTCTAAACTTGTGAACATCAGTGCTATTGAACTATTAGATTCATAAGCCCCTGTTGCCGAACATTCTATTTGTACTTGTAGCCCATTAGCGTTATCGTGACCTGTAATAACTGCCGCCGTAATTGAAGATAATCCAAAAGAAGAAGCAGGTATTACTGAACCTGCCGCTACTATTGAACTTACATCAACTAAAGCATCAACTACATATTCGTCGCCAACTACTTTAGGCCGTGTAATTCCTTTATGGTCGCCCAATAAAGTTACTGTAAATGCTAGTGCCAATTAAAACACCTCACTGTCCGATTGCTTGAAAGTACACAACATCTCCGCTTACACAGTGAATTGCTACATCACCACTAGAAAGTGGCAAATCTGCGTTAATTACTGCTGCTGCGGCTTCTTCTGCGCTACCTTTATGGGTAAAAACAAGACTTTCTACTAGAGCAAGTCCTGTTTCAATGTTCCCATCGGTACTGTCTGTCGTTGTTTGACCGCAAACTAATCTACGGTTTCCTTCTAAATTCATTTCTAAATGTATTACTGTTGCAAATGCCATTCTTAATCACCTCATTGTATGTTTGTTATCTTTCCTTGTCCTTTGAAGAATGAACATCCGACTTCACCAATTGTTCGGTAAAGGGCTCGGTTGCCCAAAGTTCCTACACCAAATGGATTACCGTTTGCGATACCATCTTCAAAGTATTGAGTTGGTTTCATAACGGATAGCCACAAATGGTCAGTATCAAGGAAAAGCATATCACTTAGTTTGGATGAAGCAGCACCAGTAGCGGTCATGTCTTTAACCGGAATTAGAGGAATATCGTAATAAGTTGCCACACGGAAACCTACTTCTTGTCCCTTTGTTCCACGAACACCATTAACTGTTGGTACAATTTCTTTTCTATCCATAAATCGCTCTTGGCTTTGCAATAAGTCAGCAAGTGCTTGAATAGTGTCATATCCAGTTAGAATAACCTTTGGTGAACCGCCAGCAAGTCGCAAGTTACGAATCATTGTATTTAGAAGAGTTAATGTCAATTGACGAACATTACCTGCTGTATAGTCAGTTCCAAAGTCAACTTCTGCATCTAGGAAAGAAGCAGCAGTAAATCGCTCACTACCGTAAATCTTTCCTAATGCGTTAGAAGCAGAAGTAGTATCAGTAGCAAGAACTCCACCATCAATTAGGAGTAATTCTGCTCTTGATGTAATAACCTTCAACAATGATGAATAGTTGTTTCCAATGTTAGGCATAGCGGAACTTTCACCATAATGCTCTAATGGCATAACTAGCATCTTGTTTTGTACTTCAGCGTGGTGCTTGCCCATATCTTCACGCATTTGCGCTCGAATATCTCCAATACCGTCATCAATTTGTGCCATTTCCATAGCAAGTTCACTGAAATCGAATTGATGTGCAACAACTTTTGGACTCATGTTTAATTGAGCATAAGTTGGAGCAATAGGCCCTAATCCATCTTGAGCAGTTGAAAGAGCAGCGTTCTCAGGAACACCACCAATCATATCTGCTCTTGGACTATCCGAACCTAATTCTGCAAGGTTTTCTGTTCCGCTTGCGTCAACAGTGAATAAGTTTCCACTACCGCCAGCAGGTCGGCTTTTCAATACTCTCCAACCACTTGAAGAATAAGGTCGCTTTGCAATCATTGATAATGCGTTAACTTCTCGGTTTAGCATAGACCAAACCTTTTGTCCATAAACGATGTTGTATAATGCCGAAACATCACTAACTCCACTACCGGACAAAGACGGAGAACCGTCGTGTCCTGTGTGAATACCGCCGACCATACCGGCTTGCTTCAATAAAGCATTACCGGCGGGTAAGTTGTTAATTCCGTATGTTTGCGCTTCTAAGTCTGCTATTGTATTAATATATCCTGTCATAATAAATCACCTTCAAATGTTGTTCACCATCTTATGAATGTCTGACCATTCCATTTCTGCAATATCGTTCAACGATGGGAGGGTTACTTTAGATTCTTCTTGAGCCTTAATGATTGAATCTTTCTGGGCTGTCAAAGACTTTCGCAATTGTGTAAATTCTTCTTTAAGAGAAGAAATTTCACTTGCTGCGTCATATTGAGACTTTGCAAGAATGTTTTCACGGTTTGCTTTTTCACTAGCAAAACGAGCCTCAAATGACTTTCGTAGATTGTCGTAAGCAAGTGCTTCAAGTTGTTCTTCACGGAAAGCAGCATAAGCCTTTTCGATGTTTGCATTACTCAAATCAAGAGAATCAAATTCATTGTTTTCAAATGCTTTAACAACTGGCATATCCGAAGAAGTCGGCTTTCCGTTGTTAATTACGATTCGGTCAGCAGGTTCGCCAATTTGGTTTCCTGCGCCATCAAGGGTACGAAGGTATGCTTTTGCTTCTTCATCTTGATATTCAGCCATTTCTTCATCGTCAGCCATTTCTTCATCGTCAGCCATTTCATAGTCTCCTCTTTCCATGTCTTCTTCTTCATCAGCCATTTCTGCGGTTTCTGCCATAGATGCCCGTTCCATCATTTCATCCTCTTCTTCCTTGCGAAGAGTATTAACTTCTTCTAACAAGGTGTCCAACTCGCTCAGTGCTTTTTCTAGTTTTTCACTCATTTTTTCACTTCCTATATCTTGTTTTAAAATATCGAATTTCGCTTCGGGATTAATTCCTTTTTCACATATTGTAACTTCGTGGAGTTCTAACTTACTAATTTCGTTATATTCCCCTAATTCTTTGTGGCTTTTCTTTACTTTTTGTAATGCCTGTCCACCAATGCTAAAACTTCTTAACGAACCTTTGCGAATATTTCTCCCCACTTCTTTTGCTTTTTCGATGTCATCTCTTAATTTAATTACAACAAAGAACCCAACATCATCAACTTCGGATTTCCATAATTTTCCGTTTTTATCTCTATATGAATCAACAACTTCTCCAACTTGAACATTTGAATGATTAGTCATTACATTTCTAAATTTTGAGTCTCCCATGAACTTTTTTACTGAATCTTTTAATGCGTTTAATGTAATCAAATCGTTTTGTTTATCTACGATTTCAATGCTTGCATATCCACCAATCATTAAGTCGTCGTTGCTCTTGAGAATGCTAAAATCATCATTCCTTGTAGCCATAACGCTTATGCTCATGTTCCTCAACCCTTCGTATTCCCTTTGACTATATAATAGACTCGCTATTTTTTAGGAGGAAGGGGTAATTTTTTGTTCCTATCCTCATAGATATTCCATAATCCCATATCTCCTTCGTCATCGGCGGGGGTTTGTTTATATCCAGACCAAGCCAACCACATATCATTATCATCTACTCTTAATTTTCTTATGTTGAATTTAGTCTCAAATTTATTTCCTTCTAAGAAATACTCATGATAACCATGTTTTTGAACACCTAATCGAATTTTACCTTCATCAATAATTTTTCTTTTAGATGTATTGGTTGCTATCATAGCAGGGAATTTTCCGGCTTTACCAAACAAATCAAATATATCCCCATCATCATCTAAATCAATCAACCAATTTAGAGTTTCGTCTTTTAATTTAATTATGAGATTTAAATTATCATCATCCCTCAAATATAACTTAAATTTTCCAGATTGATATTCTTTGGGAGTTTTATATGATTTTAGAATATTTTCTTCTTGTAGTATTTTATCGTCTTCGGAATATAGTTTATTTGTTTTTTCATCAAAAGAAATACCATCTCTTTGTTTCATCCAGTCCTTTAATCTACTTAATTTACTTTCTAATATATCTTCGTATAAATCTTTATGATTCTTTACTAAAAAGTTGTGCATCTCTTTGATTGTTTTAGGCCCAGTTGTTTTCATAAATTGAAATCCTGCAACAGTCAATCGTGATTGTTTAGTTTTCATTATTTCTTCTGCTTGTTGCTTCCACATATCCAAATCAACTAAAGCATTTTTAGCCATCAAATTATCTTCTTCAAATCCATAAATAGTAAAGCCATCCATATCCCCTTTGATTAAAATAGATGCTTCTCCGTGAATATGGTCAGTAACTAATATTCCTTTCTTGACTTCTTCAACATTATAATTCA